CCAATAGCAATACGTTATAAGGTATGTTCTGGAAATATACGAGGTTATCCGCTGGAACATTCTCAATGTCCTCTAAACTATATCGTATAGCTGGATAGGTCATCTTAATGCTCTCAGGCGGATTGTAATAGACCTGATTACTCCCCAGAATTCCCTTCAGTATCTTGTGGAGTTCTTTGCGGTCTCGGGCCATTGTAAATACCTCCCATAGTTAGAGTAAGTCTAGGACGCCCATCAGTATCTGGTGTTACCTCAGACACAGCCCATAAAGCGCCCTGATACTCAACATACTTAATATAACTAAGATGGCTATATGAGTAGGCATCTGAAACAATGCTAATTGATAGATTGAGAGTGTAGTCACTCAAAGTACTGTCCTGTGAGGCTACCATCTTCTTAATATTCCTGACAACATCCCCATAGTATTCTCGCTCTGTAATGACATCATCCCATACCCCAGGATTATTCTCTGGGTCTATCTCAGTAGATTCCGAGAATCCAACCTTGCCAAACCACCTACTCATATACCATAACCCCCATTTTGATTTTTATTAGCCTGCTGCTTCTGTGACAGGAGACTCAAGAACAATAGCTGACTGAACTCTTGTAAGAGCACCAGATACTCTTGTCTCGATGAGGTACTTCTGCTGGTTGAAGTCAATATCGAACTGGTCGAATCTTGTAATCTCGCCGCCCTTTGTAGAACCAACCTGATAGTCTGAAAGGTTAACGAAGATACCAAGCAGCTCATGCTTATTAAGCTCCTTGTCTGTTCTCACAAGACCCTCGAACTGCTCAACAGTCTGAATAGACTTAACATTGAGAGCTGCCTCAAGGTCTGACTTAGAGCTGTAGATTCTCCTACCGTTAAGGTCTCTAGCAAGAAGCATAACATTCAGAAGATGCGGTGTGCAGTAGAATGTCAGGCTGCCTGAGCCCTTGTAATCCTCTCTTGCATAGAGAGTAGCCTCGATAATAGCCTCAGCATAAACATAGTTATCGCTGAAGTTAGCACCTGTGTTAGTACCCTGAAGAGTCTTCTTAGCCTCAGCCAAGTCAACATCTTTGTGAAGAGTATAGAGCTCGTCATCATTCCAGATTGAACGAATGTGTGTCTCTGAAATCTTATCCTCAGAACCCTCTTCTCTGCCGTCACCTACCATGATAGCCATAGCAAGTTCCTCATTGAGAGCCTGTCTCATAATCTTCCACTGATAGTTAACAAGGTCGAAGTCTGTGAAGTCGACAATGTCGTCCCTGTTAATCTTATCCTTAACATAGATTGTCTGTGGGTCAGTTGTTCTTGAAAGCAGAGCTACTGATGTACCTTCTGATTTCTTGTTACCCTTAACATAACCCTTACCTCTGTTTCTACGGTTACGGTTGTCAAGCTGGCGTGTTCTAACCCTAGAAATTGGGCTCTTATGAACACCTGAAATTACACCGGCAATCCAAGACTGGTCATCATTGAGAGTCTCTGGCTCACCTGGGTACACATCCTTATAATCTGGGAAGAGCGTATTAAGGTCATCCCCATCGATAGCACCGTGAGACAAGCTGTTCTCCTCAGCGTAAATCTGAAGAGCCTGTCTAAAGCTACCTACATTTGTCTGCTTTGCAAGATTAAGTATCATCTCCTGGTCAGCATGGCTGATAACATTTGATGGCTGCTCATAGTCTGCATCGAATACGTTATGCTTCATTGAATCATTACCTCCTGATTTCTTTTCGTCCTCTTCTTTAGCGGACATTGCTTCACCAACAATGGCATATACACACTTCTTCTGAATGTCAGAAAGTGTATTGAACACATCCATTATTGTAGGGTCTTTCTCATCACCCTTCTTAGTCTCACCTACTGGCTTCTTACCGTCTTCTGGGTCTGTGTTGTCAGCATGTGCAAATGACTGGTTATACATGTTCGTTTCTCCTTTCGAATTTGTAGTTTCAGGGTTATCTGTTATGTCGCTGTGAGCGATTTCAATTTCATCTGCTGAGAAGATGATTGCTTCATCAAGCTCCTCAACATCATCGCCATGCGCTAAGACAACATTGTCAATGAATGCTCCTCTATTAGCACCGGCTAACACAACACTAACTTCCCTGATAGCGCCATGGAGGACGTCCCCCCCCATTTGCTTAAGCTTGTTGGCATATATGGACAGGGATGTAATATCTCCATGTTCAACCAGCAGCTTAACATTCTTTCCGGCCTGACTGTCGTTGAAAGTTGCATAGGTATAGATACCGTCATCGCGCTTTTCAAGAACTGCATGGCCGAGAACCTTAGATGGCTCGTTATGATTATGGTTCCAAACAAGTGGCACTGTCAAACCATCACAGTCATCAAAAGCATGGTTACGGATAGTACGACCATCAGTACAAGGAACATTGTATCTTGTGACATATCCGCTAAAATCATACTGTGTAGCTCCCATTTTGATTTTTCCTCCTTACTCTAATTCTATTCATTCGCGGCTTCCACTGGAACGGTAGCAGTACCTGATTCAGCAGCTGCTTCCTTAGACTGGCTAAGGTTCTTGTTCCTAAGCTCGTCAGCAGCTGGGTCAGACGATGGCTTATAACCAATAATCTGTCTGATTTCATTAGAGCTGAGTATCTCGTTACGAGTAAGCTTATCAGCAATGTCTGGAAGCTCTGTAACAGAGATGAGCTTGAATGGGTCTCTGAAGAATTGAATTGAATGTGACTGTGAACGTGCAGTCTTTGTTAGAAATTTTCGTTTCATCTCGTCAACCAAGGCAGACATGATTGGCTCAATCGTTCGAGAATAGTAATTGTTCATAGTATTTGCATCGGCTGTCCCATTCATTACTTCAGGGGTAATTCCTAACTGGCTATAAAGCATACTCGTATAGTACTCTACCTGTGTCATAAGATTGTTTTCAACCGCTCGATTCAACTGAGTAATGTGCTCAGTGGCATCTGCATATGCTATGCCATACTTTGAACCCGCCAATTGGTTTTCTATGTCTTTACGGCGTTGTTCCGCCCGTTGACGCTGAGATTCAGACCGGACTGTGTAAGGTAATTGAATAATCAAATCCAATTTACCTGAATATGTCTGGTCATCGACAACATCTAATAAGTTCAATTTCCTTATCAGACGCTGCATAATAGAACTACCTTCGTTCATTACTGAATACATTGGGTTTTCCAGAATTGCAACTTTGCTCTTAGGAAGAGTGATGTCTTTCTTCTGACCAGAACGGTCATCATAGAGATAAAGTTTTACTGCTGTTGGAAACCACTCAGTAATCTTAGCAGTTCTCATTGTTTCAATATCATAACTAGTTGAGTCAAATACATTGATGTCCGTATCCACTGGAACCAGTGCGACGGAACCCTCATCTAGTAATGATGTAACAGCATCCTGTATGAATGCTCTAGACGTTTGGTCGATATTTGCTTCGAGTGTAAGACAATTGTTAAGACCATCGTTCACAGTCTCTATAGCTCGACCATTCTTGTCTAACTTTACATGCTGTATCTGGATAGCAGCACAATCCATAGCTATTCGATTGATTATAGGAGCTATGATAGTCTTCTCGTTTCCATGTGAAAGGCGAGGTCTATCAGGCCTATAAGAATAGCTCATCCCAGTAGGTGTGTACCGCGTGGGGTCTTTGTTCATGAATGCATTCCAGGCATGTTGAAGTCTGTTAGTGAATGACATAGTTGTCTCCTTTATTGATGTTTTGAGGTTACACGTGTGCTCTCATAATTCTTATCTATATAAGCATATGAATTACCGCCAGCATTGTATGTATCATCGAGATATGTCAAATCCTCTTCCAATGTATTAGCTATGCTCTTATACTTGTTATTAAGTAGCACTTTGCTAACCGTATTGAGTCCAACTGTTCCTGCTGCAGCTAATGCCGCTCCAACTGGAGTGCCAAGCGTGAGAGCACCTATAGATGCTACTGCCGTACCAACAACAGCTGCACTGATAGTACCAACGGTATTTGTTTTCTTGGCTTTCTTCCATTCATCTTGAGCATGTACCGTTGCTTCCACATATCTCTTACTTTGTGTGTCGCTACTATCAGTTGGCTGTGGATTATTATTTCTCTCGGCAACAGAACGTTGAGAATTGGTTAATGGATATGGTGGTCCATTCTTTACACCCCATTTCTGTCCACTAATCCCGTGATGGGCTAAATAAGTGTTGTATGATTCGTACCTCATAGGGGGGGGTACCTCCTTCCTAATATTTGGTTTTATCGTATGCTTCTGATGCTGCTCCAGCAACCACACCAGTGCTAAGTACCGTAGAACCTATCGCTGATATAAGTGCAGGAACTGCTTCCATCCCTGCATTAAGCAATAGTGTATCCACACCTACAAGTGACACAGGCGCTAATACAGCAGCTGTTACTGCCGCACCAACTTTAATAGCTGTTCGCATATGATTGGTTTTCTCACCGAGCCTTTCCAATCTAGCCTCATCAGCTAAAATTTCATTTGAAAGGTTCTTAATATATTGAACACTCTGCTGAGCCTGACCAGCTTTCTTAGTATTTTCCCATCCAAGTTTAGCCGCTTGTGCATCTGTCTCTTCCTCTGAATCAGCTCTTTTAAGACGATTCTTAAGTCGCTCAGTACCAGTGGCAATATTCTTCTGCCGTTTAGCTTCTTTTTTCTCAGCAGCTGACATACTACTAGCTCTTAATGGATAAGGTGGTCCATTCTTCACACCCCATTTTTGGCCCTCTATACCATAATGAGTCAAATAAGATTCATAAACCATAAGTTATCACCTCATTTTAGTTTAGATTTAGCAAATGTACTTCCAATAGAAGTGAGCATATTACATGTATAAGCGCCAGCAGTCACTGCTGTGGAAATTGGAGGATATAATATTGCTCCTACTGCCACTGCACTTAGTGATGTCAATGTCGTCATTACGCTCACTCCGATAGCTATTTTATCAGATGTGGAAAGTCCATTTTTTGTTGTTGACTGATTATCCTTCTCTGCGGAAGATTTCTGGCTGTTTGTCAATGGATAAGGCGGTCCATTCTTTACACCCCATTTCTGGCCATCAATACCGTGATGACTTAAATATGACTCATAAACCATAATCCCTCCTAAATGTTAACCTTGTCAACTGTTTGCTTCCTATAGGCAACTTTACCGCTTGACCAGATGCCATTCTTGAATTCATTTGAATTATAACCGCTATCTGATAAAGCCATATAGACTCCTATAGAACCCCTCTTTGCAACAAAAGATACTACTCGGCCAGATGGTGCAGTAATAGAACTTGTCTTCTGACTCATAAGCTCAGCCATCTTTTGGTTGTATGCATTAACCGTAGATGCGCTTATCTTACCATTCTTATTGATAGCACCTTCACTCTTGAGTAGCTCATTGCCATAAGCAGTAAGCTCTTTCTGAGAAGCTTTTTTAGCTTTAGTAGTAATCTTATCAGTATTCTTTTTAGCCCACTTCGTGTCGGCCTTCTCAAGACGCCTCTTGCCAGCTTCGGTAAGAGTTCCATCTTTATTCTGATAACGCCTAATACCCCAGTGCATACCTAAGATACCATAATGATATAATTCGTTAGTCATATGGTTATACCTCGATTCGTTCCATTTCTGCCTGGTCTCTAAGAACTCTCCTATACTCAACTAATGTTCTAAGTTTAACTCTCAGCAAGTCATACCCGCAGTCTGGTGTAGGTTCTTTGACTGCCTCAATATTAGACATTTGTTCAGAAAGTTCTTTGATTCTAGTATCTACTAAATAATAGTCACCTTTAATGTTGTCTGCGTGCGAGGGGCTTGATATGAGTTTTAGAATTTCTTCGCTCATTCTTATTTCCTCCTTAATCAAAGGCTTCTTTGTTTAGTTTGTAAGCCACAAATGCATCAAGCATAGCGGCAACATTATCAATCTTCTCTTCGCGTCTCCGCTTAAGAAGTTTCTTATTGCCATTGGTATCTTCCATAACTATACAGTTGCCCATTGAGAAATTCATTATTGACTCATCAAAGAGTAACATTCGTGCTTCGGATAGATTCTTCAATTCACCAAGTGGAACTGATTCTGTCTTAGCACCCTGTATAACTTTCTCCATACCAAATGGTCCATTCTCTTGTTCCCATCGCTCTACGAAAGCCCTAGCATTGTATGGGTCATAGCCAAAACATCTAACATCATACTGATGGTCAATAATATGTTTATCGATGTCGTCATAGATGTCAAGCATGTCCAACACAGCCCCTTCAATTACTATCAGGGTTCCTTCTTGTATGAATTCATCATACTTCTGTCGCATTGCAGACGGTAATTTGTGGTATGTCAGCGATGTAATATAACTTCTAGCCTTCACTCCAAAGCATCCACTCTGAAGTGGAAACAGGAATGTGAATGCACAGAAGTCGTCACCTAATGACAAGTCTGCCCCAAGAGCACAAGGCATATTCCAGAAATCTCTCTGTGGATGTGGTAGGGTTTCATCATATGTAAAGTAATATGTGTAACCTTCCATTGGTATTCCAAATCTCTTGGCTAGAATATCGTTACGAGCAGCTGGAGCATTCTCAGCACGCTCTACGTCAAGTTGATAAGTATCATACTGAACTGTCTTACCAAGATTTGGGTTTGCCTTAATCCACATTGCTGGATTTGATACTTCCTGAATGTCGTCTAACTTATACCACCAGATTGACACATGGGGATTGTAGTACTCTCCTTTAAGGATTTTCATCAATTCCATTTTGATTGTATCACCACAACCGTTACGAACAGTACCCTCTGATGAGATTGCAACTATCAGATAGTCGTTGACCTTGGATGCACCTTGCTCAATGGCACCAATGACATCCTCTCGTACATCACCTGAAAGCCACTCATCAACAGTCGCCATCTTTATCTGCAGGCCCTGAAGCTTATCAATACTCATTGGACGGATTTCCAATAATGAGCCTGTCAAGAAGTTCTCAATACCCTTCTTGGTTGATGCTAGCTTCTGCCGGTTTGCTTTTGACCCTGTCGTGTTCTGTAGACTTCCCTCTGTAAGAAATTCGAACAGTGGTCCCCTGGACCTCGTTATAGCTGTTCGAATTGGTGATAATACCTCTTCAGCCTGTTTCATTGTAGGAGCTGTGGTCACCTGATGGGTTGTAGTCGTATCGACATTTAAGAAGTAATTCTGTAAGCATGAGGCGTACATAGATTTTGCAGCGCCTCGGGCTACGATAAGGTATTGTTTATTCATAAGACGCTTCTTTATCATCTTACGGATGTATTGTCCGCCTTTACCATTCTTATAAGGCTTATACACACTTCTCTCTTCGAAGTAATACCAGCCAAATATCTGCTCAGCCCATAGCTTAAAGCTGTCTAATAGATGTAGGTCCGAACCATCGGTCAAGGTTAATTCGTTCTCGCAGAACTCAACCCAACCTTTGATGGCATCCTCATCATAGTAGACCCCAGGATTACGAATCAAATCATCAATTCGATTCATCTCCATGGAAATTTCTTTGTTTACCGGAATCTCTCCTCGGATTACGGCATCTCTAAATTGTCCATAGTAATATGGAACTGCGGTATTTGATAGTGCCATTTACTCACCGCCTTAATCGTCATCGTTCTTCTTCTTACTCTTCTCTTCAGATGTCTTAAGGTCTGTGTGCAGTGTCTTGTTAGACCATTTAGCTAATTGCTGTTTAACAATTCTCCTTCCGACATCCTCAGCAGCTGGAAGAATAACCTTACCACCAACCTCACTAAGTATCTTAGATGCTGTTGATTTCTTAGCAGTTGTTGTAACTGTCTGAGTAGTAGCCCTGATATAATTCTGTTCAAGGTTAGCTCTCTCAGTAGCAGCTCTAAGTTCCTCATTAGTCATTTGATTGATAGACTTCCGAGTAATGGTGCCCTTTGTTGACCCAAGAGAAGATGAGGTTGAACTTGACTCGGTACTTCTGCTACCATCAAGCTGATTCATCTGACTCTTGGTTTTGTTAAGTTTCTCTTCTAACTGTGCATAACGCTTCTCTCCAGCGGGCGTTAATGAACCATCTTTGTTCTGATACCGCCTTACTCCCCACTTCATCCCAAGGATTCCGTAGTGATATAATTCAGAATCATAGAATTCAGGATTAGCCATTTGCAGTATCCTCCTTACTAATTTCTGAATTGAAATTCATTCGCCACTCTAACTCGCTTATTTGTTTATTAATAGCATCGGTTAGAGTTCCTGTTGTTGGAGGGTCAAACATGAGGCGAACTTTCATGCTGACATAAGACTTTACCATTTGGAGTTTCAAAGAGTCTCCAATAAAGTCACTCCATTGCTCATCATAGCCTTGTATAGCAAACCCATTATCTGGGCCTACACCGACTTGTGTGAGAATTGATAACACAGAATTAATGTGCATTACTATGTCTGCATCAAATGCTGTATACTCTGGAGCAAGCCCCAACGACTTCTTTATAGATGCCAGTATGCCGTCATCCATTCTGTATTCCTCCTTTACTCTAACGTCTTTATAAACTTGCTCATTACATAGCCAGTAACACCGGATTCAGTTGTAACATTGACCCACTCTTTATCAGCATCCGTAGATACTGTGAGTTTGTCGCCTGGCTTGAGTACTCCGATTACATTGTCATCATCCTTATTTGGAGTTGACCTGAGATTCAGAGCTGTAATTGGTGTGAGAGTTGATGTGACTGGTTCCTCTGGACGAATAGAGTCAAAAGCCTCTTCTAAATCTTCTGATATGACTTCTGATTCAATAGCTTCATCAATCTCTTCTTTTTTGTTATCATTCATTTCTTTACCTCCATGGACATGTATCATTTTTAGTCCTGACTATTGGTTCCCTATTTGGAATCTCACTTGAATAGTGTATTGCATTGTGAGTGAGCATAGATGTTGATATGAGATTGTTCATATCGAAAACACATGGTGCTCGATTAATAATGTCTTCTTTTGTGATTGGGTTAATATGGTGGATTAATATGTTCTCATGAAGTTCATACCCTTCAACACCGAGGTCACATCCATTGTCTCGGATGATTACTTGGTTACGTATTCGTTTCCACTCATATGACCGATATAGAGTTTGGTTCAAATATCTGTCCCAACCAAAAGTTGCTTCACCAACACGACCATCTAATTTTAGATACTCTAATCTTTCTCGATAAGTCTGTAGCAAACATAATTCGCTATAGGATTTCATCGTCATCATCAGTCGCTCCATTTCCGCTATAGGTTCGCATTGCTGCTATTGCGGCTGCATACTTTCGTTCAGTCTGTTCAGCAGCTTCTACAGCTTTGGCTTTAGCTCGCAAGAGATTGTTCTCGGATTCAAGCTTTTCTCGTTCAAGGCGTTCTTTCTCAGTCGTAAGTTTGAGAAAGTGAACCAAGACCGATGGTGATACAGTACCTTCATCGATTTGCTTCTCGACAAGGGTCATTGCTTTAGCTGTAATCCGACTCTCGTTTGCTTCTGGAGTTGTAGCAGGACTTAATGAGCGTGGTTTATGATTTTCATCATAGGTTTTTGTTCGTGCCATAGTACTTTCCTCCAAATATGTCTATGTTCTCACTGTGTTTGTTCATACTCCCAGGTGCCATCTGTGGAGATATGGGGTAGTTTTTGATACCAAATATACGGACAATATACATTTGAAGGAGACTTTAAAACTAATGGGTAAAACGCCAATGGGCACAATCATCGACGGGAGAGTATCCCCATATCTCGACAGGTGACACCTAGAATATAATAGGACCGGAACTCAAAACTGAAAAGTCCCTCCGGGGAAAATATCAAT